TGCAAACCAAAAAGGAAGCCCAAGCGCAGATTGAGAAGATGGAAAAATCCCGCAGAGAGTTTGAAAAGGAAAAAAGAAATGAGCGAAGAGAAAATACAAGCGATGGAAAGCAAAAGCCAATTGATTGAAAAAATCACGTTTGCTTTGTTGCCTTTATTGTTTTCCTGCGTTGTTTACCTTATGTCGGCACTGTCTAATTTGTCCCATGAGGTGACCATTCTTAACAGCAAAATCAGTTTGGTTGTGACCTCTGACAACAAGCAAGCCAGCAACACGGGCGCTGAGTTGGCTAGGGAAAAGTTACGCCAAGACCTTGAAAAAGAGATTCAGCGCAATCGAGATCAAATTGCCGAAAATCGAATGCACATTGCCATCTTGGAAGAAAAAACTTCTGTCAACAAACCCATAAAAACCCTAACAGGAAAGGACTAACATGATTCCAATAGTCGCATCCCTCCTCAGTAGCCTAGCCGAGAACGGCTTGGGATTACTCTCTTCTGCCATCCAAGCCAAAGGCAAAGAGGTGGTAGAAAACACCCTTGGCGTGAAGATCCCTGATAGCCCAACCGCAGAAGATGTCAGTAAACTGCGACAGCTTCAGTTTGAGCATGAAGAACGCCTGCTTGAATTGGGCATTGAGAAAGCCAAGATGGAACTGGCTGAACTGCAATTGTTTGCTGATGCTGCCAAGAACGAGGATAACAACGTCTCAGAACGGTGGAATGCAGATATGGCATCTGACTCTTGGCTGTCCAAGAACATCCGCCCCATGTCGCTGATTGCAATTTTCTGCGGGTATTTCTTGTTTGCCATGATGTCAGCCTTTGGTTTAAACGCCAATGAGTCTTATGTATCCTTGCTCGGGCAGTGGGGTATGCTCATAATGGGTGCGTATTTTGGAGGCCGGACAATCGAGAAGCTGGCTGAACTGAAAGGCAAAAAATGAGTTTAAACACTGAACAAGCTGCGTTTTTGCTGGACATGTGTAAGCTAATCCAGTACGCTACAGACCAAGGATTCGTGGTGACCGGCGGGGAACTTGCTCGTACACCCGAGCAGCAAGCCATTTATTTCAAGACGGGGCGTTCCAAGACAATGAATTCCATCCATCTAAAGCGCTGCGCCATAGACTTGAACTTCTTCAAGGACGGAAAGATCATTTGGGACAAGGCAACTATTGCTCCCCTTGGCGCATACTGGGAGTCCCTGTACCCAAAAAATCGTTGGGGAGGAAATTTTTCCAATCTTGTTGATTGCCCTCACTTTGAAAGAAACGTAGGTTAATATGAAAACAAAACCCGTTTGGAACAAACCACGGCCCAAGGCCCTCGGACCGGCAAAGAAGCTCACCCCTGCCAAGAAATCCAAAGCCAAGGCGGCAGCCAAAAAAGCTGGCCGTCCTTACCCTAATTTGGTTGACAATATGCGAGCAGCCAAGAGTTAGCAGTTGCCGTCCTCTAGATCGGCATCCTTAGGCCCCGGCAGCGATGCTGGGGCCATTTTTTCAAACTGCTCTACCCGTTGCCACCACTTGTCTTTGTAGCCATCAAATTCCCGGCCACACGTTACAAACTCCTGCACTTCCCCATCCTGAGCCACCATCATGATCACACCGTGGTCAATATTGGTTTGATGTAAATGGTTGTGTGCGCAAGCGTACGCTGCCAGTTGGATGAAATAATCATCAATCCACTTGCGGGGCTTCATTCGGTTGGTCTGCTTAAAGTCAATAATTGATGGATTGCCTTTGTAAACACCTACGCAGTCGGTTGTGCCTGCATACCGGAACGGGAAATACAACTGGGCTTCTGTTCCCCAAACCTCGTTGATGTGGGGGAAAAATGTCTCAATAAGTTTGTACCCCATGCGATAGCCCTTGACTTGCAACCAAGTTCGGGGTGCGGGTAAATCCCTATTCAACAGCAATCGCTCAACTACGTTGTGCATATGGGTGCCAACCAATGCAGCCTCATTCTTGATCTTCTCCGCCTGCTCCCAACCAACCCTCTCGGCCCACGAATCAAGGTGCGTTCTGTCCTTTGTATCCGACAGGATACGTGTAACGCTAGGCATCTCATGTTCACTTTCGTCGATTTTGTATACACGTCCCGTTGACGTGTCTATTCTTTCGAGTTTTTCATACACATACTTGCGGCGAATGGGGATGAGTTGCATTAAATGATCCAGTCTTTGAAGTTTTCGCCCAGCACCTGCGAGGCAATGTTGATTTTGTTTCGGAGCGCCTTGACAATGTGCTCGTCGACCGTGTCTTTGGCAATCAGGTCAACGTAGGTTACCTTGTTGGTTTGACCAATACGATGCGCCCGGTCCTCGGACTGCAAGCGTACCTCCAAGTCAAAGCTGTTGCTGTAATAGATCACCGTAGTGGCCGCTGTGAGCGTCAAACCATAGCCGCCGGTACGTGGGTTGCCAACAAAGAATCTAAGCTCGCTGCTCGGGTCTTGGAACTGCTCAACAATGGTTTGCCTATCCTCTGCCTCCGTGTCCCCATAGTAGGTCGCAACAGAGGTCATACCATATTCTTTTTGCAGCGCCAATTTAATGTTCTCAATGTCCCGGCGGTAGTTGGCCCAAATGATCACTTTGCCACTGGTTTCCTCCAGCACCGCCATCAGCTCATTAATTCTGTTGCTTGGAATGTCGATTTGTTGGCCATCATCGAGCTTGACGTGACCACAGCAAATCTGGTGCAGTCGCATGAGTTGGGTCAACGCATTGTTGGTGCTCATCAAGTTGCCATCAACAAGCGCCAAGGCCATAAGCTTCATTTGGTCATAGTATTTTTTCTGCTCAAACGTCAGCTCAACATCTCGGCGGGTGTAAACCTTGTCCGGCAGGTCCAAACATTCCTCCTTGGTCACCCGGAAGGAAAACCCATTGAGCTTTTCTTGCAACTCATCAAGCCTGCGGTAGCCAACAATCTGCTTAAATGTGTGCGTAGGCAACTTGCGTTCAACAAGGATCGCGTACCGCGCTTGGAAGGCATAGAAGCTGGCGCTGTCCAAGCAATCAGGACCCAAGAATTCGCATTGGCTGTATAAATCCAAAGGCGACTTGGTGACAGGGGAGCCAGTAGCAATCCTTTTGTACCGCGCATCACGGGCCACCTTGATGATGCTCTTGGTGCGCTTGGCATTTGGTGTCTTGATGGTGGTGCTTTCATCGACTGCCATAAAGGCAGAGGTAACACGCAAAAACGTACGAGCGTAAGCCACACCTTTTTCTGTGCTAAAAGCCTCAATATTCATGATCATGATGCGCAGTTTGTCAAGGGAGTTGATCATCTCCTCCATCTCTAACTTCTCCGCTTTACGAGGAGTAGGGGACCAGCATGCCATCTTGTAGCTGACGTGATCCGGCATGTGCTTTGGCAACTCCGACTTGTACCAGTTCCGATACACCCCCTTAGGGGCAACAATCAACAGCGAATTGATCTTGCCTTTGTCGTACAGCATGGCTGCATTGTTGATAAGCATAAAGCTTTTACCTGTGCCCATTTCTGCAAACAAAGCTGCTTCAGTCCGCTCCCAAAAGCGTTCTAAATAAGCCGCTTGATGGACAAACGGTTTGTTCTTAAACGGATACCGGTCTAAAAAATAATCCATATCTTTCTCTCTTTCTTTGGAAAAGGGTATTGACACCCTGAAAACATAGTGTACACTAAAAGCACGTTTCAAGAAAGGAGAGCGTAAACATGACCAAAGTCTATGTTGTACAAGAGATGCCCAATCACGATATTGCGTCTGCATTTAAATTTGGGGAGATGTCAGTACTTTTGCCATCCAACACCAATATTCAAATCAGCACAGTTCCCACGGTTAGGGTCCTACGGCGCAAGCTGCGGGAATACAAGGATCAGGATTACCTGTTATTGACAGGTGACCCTGTAGCTATCGGATTGGCCTGTTCGATAGCTGCTTTCTATAATGCTGGCCGCTATACAGCTTTGAAGTGGGATCGCCGCGAAAGGATGTATATTCCGATTAAAATTGACATCACAGAGAATGGAGAAAGAGATGAGTAATATCAATGATATGTTTGAGCAGGATGCTGGTGCATTGGTCGTCAAGAATGAGGACCTGCAATCAGTTGGTGAGTTGGCCAAGCGTGCCAAGCAACTTGAGAAAGAGATTGAAGAGCTAGAGGACACCGTCAAGGAACGTAAAGAACAACAACGCAAGTTGTTGGAAGAAAGCATTCCGGGACGTTTGTCAGAGCTTGGCATGAAGTCATTCAAAATGTCTGACGGTAGCCAAATCGACATCAAGGCGTTTTACAACGCCAGCATTCGAGAAGAGAACCGTGCACAGGCCTATGAATGGCTGCGTGGTAATGGTTTTGACGACATCATTAAGAACACTGTGTCTGTGCGCTTTGGTCGAGGAGAAGACCAACTGTGCGAGACACTACTAAACCAATTGCGTGAGGACAACTATCCCGTTGAACAAGCGCAAAAGGTCGAACCCCAGACCTTGAAAGCTTGGGTTCGTGAACAGGTGGAACGCGGAAGCGAGTTCCCCACAGAGCTGTTTGGCGTATACATCGGCCAAAGAGCATCCATCAAATCAGCATGAAAAAGGAAAATTGAAAATGGCTAAAAACGAAGTAGCAGTGAAGAAAGAAGGCGCGTTAGCTTTGTCTAATGACTTTGAGCAAGACAGTGGTGGGTTTGACGGCATGGGTCAGGAAGATTTTGCTCTTCCATTCCTGCGCTTACTTACCAACACTTCCCCCGAGGTAGGGGAAGTTGAAGGAGCCATGCCCGGCATGGTCTACAACTCTGTCACCGGTGAGCTGTATGACGGCAAGAAAGGTTTGACAGTGGTTCCTTGCGCATATGTACGTCAGTACATTGAGTGGGCACCACGTGGTAGCGGCAGTGGAGCACCCATCGCTATTTACCCAGCCACGTCTGACATTTTGAGCCGCACGCACCGCGAACCGGGCGACAACAAAGACTATCTCGATACCGGCAACTACATCGAGAACACGGCCAACCATTACGTGATGGTTATCAACGATCAAGGCTTCCCCGAAGCTGCTTTGATCACCATGAAGTCCACGCAACTCAAAAAATCGCGCAAGTGGAACAGCATGATGATGTCCACCAAGATGATGGGTGCCAACGGTCCTTTCACTCCTCCCATGTACTCACACCTGTATCGTTTGACCTCGCAAGCCGAGTCTAACGACAAGGGTAAGTGGTATGGATGGGAGATCGAGCGCATCGGCCCTATTGAAGACAAGAGCGTGTACCAAGCCGCAAAAGCATTTGCTACCCAAGTAAATGCTGGCGAAGTCAAGGTCAAGCATGCCGATGAAGAAGTCGGCACAGCAGGACCAGCACCGTTCTGATTTGAGGGGGCATCACGCCCCCTCTTTCTTCTATAGAGATTGCCAATGGAACAACTACAACGATTTCAGGACATATTCAGGGGACTGGATATTGCCTATGGGACATACGTAATTAAGGCGGAAAGAGGCGATGGTAAGCAAGCAGGAAAGGCTACGGTTGTTAGAAAACCCCCGACAGATGACCTATGGCAAAAGCACCTTGACGGCGTTGATCCGAGTCTGGGGATTATTCCAATCCGGGCGGATAACACCTGCATCTGGGGATGTATTGACATTGACCAGTATCCTCTGGACCACAAAGGCTTAGTTGAAAAAGTTGCGCAGTTGAAGCTGCCACTTGTCGTTTGTCGTAGCAAATCTGGAGGTGCACATGTATTCTTATTCACAAGGGAACCGGCACCTGCACGGGATTTTCAACAATACCTCAAAGACGCATCAGCTCTTCTCGGCGAGGCGGGCAGAGAAATATTTCCTAAACAAGCTGAAATCCTCGTTGACCGTGGAGACACCGGAAACTTCCTCAACCTACCCTACTTTGGCGGTGACGCGGGAACAAGGTATGCATTCAATGTCGACGGTACGGCAGCCACGTTGGAAGAGTTCTTCGCTTTATACGAGGCGAATGTCCAAGAGCTACCGCTCAATTTTCCTGAGCCGCCTAAGCAGGCGGAGAGTCCCATCAAAGATGGCCCTCCTTGCTTACAAGCTCTATGCGCACAGGGCTTCCCAGAGGGGACGCGCAATAATGGACTATTCAACATTGGGATCTATCTTAAGAGGGCCACCCCCGGAAGTTGGGAAGACAAGCTTGTGGAATACAACATCAAGCACGTGGCTCCCCCTCTCCCGAACAACGAGGTACAAATCCTTGTCAAGCAAGTCGGTAAGAAAGACTACCAATACAAATGCAAGGATGCGCCGCTCAACAGCTTTTGCAATCCGGGCCTTTGTAGATCACGCAAATATGGCATCGGCGGAAACGGTCCTGATGCGCCTCAAATAGCATCCCTTTCCAAATACGCATCTGATCCCCCATTGTGGTTTTTGGATGTCAACGGCAAGCGGGTGGAGTTGGAAACAGAAAGCTTGTTCACCCAAGCCGCGTTCCAAAAAGCATGCGTAGAAAAACTCAACGTGCTGCCACCAACCCTGCGCAAACAGGATTGGGAGAACATGCTCAATGCCTTGCTCAAAGAGATGGTGGAGACAGAACAGATCGCCGAGGCCAGTGAGGACACCAGCTTGAATGGCCGCTTCATGGACTTGCTTGAAGAGTTCACGACCCACATGCAACAAGCAATGGACAGGGATGAAATTCTGATGGGCCGACCATGGCGTGACGACGACGAGACCAAGACTTACTTCCGTATGAAGGACCTCGACAACCATTTGAAGCGTAACAACTTCGTTGGGTTGACTGCACCTAAGATGGCTCAGCGCCTGCGCGACATTGGCGGAGAACCGCTCCCACTATTACTTAAAGGACGTGCTGCTAGATGCTGGCGCATACCCAGCTTTGGTAAACAAGATGCACCATTCGATACCCAAACCACGCGCATTGAAGGGAGCCCGTTTTGACGCTCAAGATTGATGGATTTGATGATTGCATCATTGGCCCCGCTTTTGTGTGGGACAGCAGTGGCACCCAAACCATGGTGCTGGTCTATGACGCAGAGGAGATCAGGGATTTGCTGATGTCGCGTGACGGCATGGACTTCGGGGAAGCCCGCGAGTACATTGAGTACAACATCGAGGGAGCCTATGTCGGCCCGATGACCCCGATCCTTGTCTGGAAGCACGACGAGTTCTACGGGGAATTGGATGACTGACATCCACAAAATCTTTGGTCCACCCGGTTGTGGCAAGACCACCTACCTGCTCAACGTGGTGGACAAGGAATTGGAGTCGGGGATTTACTCTGCACAAATAGGTTACTTTTCTTTTACCCGAAAGGCAGCCAACGAAGCGCGGGACAGGGCCATCCAGAAGTTCCCTAATCTCAATGCCAAGACTGATTTCCCCTATTTCAGGACGTTACATAGCCTTGCTTTCCAATGCCTTGGCGTGCGATCTGAAGACATTATGCAAGCAGAACACTTCCGAGAGTTTGCTGCCCAAGCAGGGATTGAGCTGAGCTTGTCTCACGATGCTGAAGCCGACCTTGTCAAGCCCGACAACCCTATCTTGAACGAGATCAATATTGCCCGGATCAAGGGCGAGGATCTAAAAATCCATTACAACAAGTGCGGCCTAGATATTGAGTGGCACCACTTTGAGTTTGTTGAGCGAACCTATCGTCATTACAAACGTAGCAAGGATTTGTTGGACTTCACCGACTTGTTAGAGATGATTGTCAACGAACCTGAGCGCCTACCCATGTTGGAAGTGCTGATCGTGGACGAAGCACAAGACCTTTCCCGTTTGCAATGGATGATGGTAGAGGCCTTGACCGTGCGATCAAAGCGGACATTCCTTGCCGGGGACGACGACCAAGCCATTTTCTTCTTTGCTGGTGCCGACGTAAAAAGTTTTCTTGCCTTTGAGGGTAGCGTCACGGTCTTGAACCATTCCTACCGCGTCCCTGCCAAGGTCCATAGCTTGGCCAATAGCATCGTTAAGCGCATCCGCGAGCGCCAGCCAAAGGAATGGGAGTCCAGAGAATTCGAGGGCCTTGTCAAGACCTACCATCGGTTTGACGATGTTCCAGTAGAAAGCGGCCAATGGCTCATCATGGCCAGCACCAACTACATGCTTAACCCCATCCATGAATGGCTCAAATCGATTGGCGTGCTGTTTGAGCGCAATGGGGTGCCGAGTCTCTCCCCACAAATTGCTCAAGCCGTATCAGACTGGGAACGCTTGCGCAGAGGCCAACCACTTGGTTTTACCAGCGTCCAGACGGTGTACAGGTACCTCGATACCAGCGCCGTGGCCCGGGGCTATAAGACATTTAAGACCGGCGACACCAACGGTCTGTACACCATGGATGAGCTGAAAGAAAAGCATGGGCTCCTGACTGATGTCATTTGGCATGAGGCGCTCACCAAGATTGCTGACGACAAGAAAGATTACCTGATCTCCTTGCTGCGCCGGGGCGTGAAGCTTTCGCAACCGCCAAGGGTACGCCTGTCAACCATCCACGGTGCCAAGGGCGGGGAGGCGGACAATGTCATGCTGCTGATGGATCTGTCACCAAAGTTTGCCAAAGAATATGCAAGCAACGCGGACAACGTCCACCGCTTGTTCTATGTCGGGGTCACCCGCGCCAAACAATCGCTGCATTTAGTGTTGCCAAAACACACAGAAAAAGGATTCCGACTGTGAAAACCATGCCCATGTTCCCGACAATCACCGAGTGGGTGCCGCCGGAGACTTTCCCCAACCTGTCCACCGCCAAGGAGATTGCAATTGACCTCGAGACTTGTGACCCGCATATGGAATCTTTTGGGCCGGGATGGCCCCGTAATGACGGCTTCATTGCTGGTTACGCTGTGGCTGTTGACGGCTGGAGCGGATATTATCCTGTTGCTCACGGCGGTGGTGGCAATCTTGATAAACGTCTTGTTGAACGTTGGATAACCGATGTCTTGGCTACAAATGCCGACAAGATCATGCACAACGCCGCCTACGATTGTGGGTGGCTCAGGGCCAGTGGATTTACCGTCAACGGCAGGATCGTTGACACCATGCTCGCCGCGCCCCTGATAGATGAAAACAGATTCAACTACTCTCTGAATTCTCTTGGCTTTGATTACCTTAAGGAAGTCAAGTCTGAAGCTGCATTGAAGCAGGCTGCTGCTGATTTTGGTGTGCATCCAAAGAAAGAGCTGTGGAAGCTCCCCGCCATGTATGTCGGGGAATACGCCGAGCAGGATGCGGCGCTGACCTTAAAGCTGTGGCATCACTTCAAGATAAAGCTACAACAAGATGAAGTTGAATCAATCTTCAATCTTGAGACCGAAGTGTTCCCCGTCCTCATGAACATGACCCAGCGTGGCATCCGCTTTGACCGGGTCAAGGCTGAGCAATTGATCAGTAGGCTGCAACGCCGAGAAAAAGAGATTTACCAAGAGTTGAAGTCTGCCTGTGGAACAGGTGTGGATATCTGGGCTGCACAGTCCATCGCCTTGGCCTTTGACAAGCTTGGCGTGGCTTATGGTAAAACAGAAAAGGGATTGCCGAGCTTCACCAAAGGGTTCTTGGAAACCTGTGAACATCCTGTGGCTAAGTTGATCGTTGAAGCCCGCGAGACCAACAAGACGCACAGTACATTCTTGCAGCCGTACTTGGACTTCAGCGCCAAGACCGGCAGGATTCACCCGCATGTGAATCAGATGCGTAATGAGGATGGCGGCACGGTGACAGGACGGTTGTCCATGGCCAACCCCAATCTTCAGCAAGTTCCTGCCCGCCACGAAATCATTGGCCCGTTGGTGCGCTCGCTCTTTCTGCCCGAAGAGGGCGAATTGTGGGCTTCCAACGACTTCAGTTCCCAAGAACCGCGATTGTTGGTGCACTACGCTCATCTGCTGGACCTGCCGGGTGCGGAAAAGATGGTAAATGCTTACAACAACGACCCCAACACTGACTTTCACCAAATGGTGGCGGACATGGCGGGGATCAAACGCAAGGCCGCCAAGACGATTGGTCTAGGCTTGATGTACGGCATGGGCAAGGGCAAGCTTGGCGGTGAACTGGACTTGTCCGGTGAAGAAGCTTCTGAGCTGATCAATACGTTCCACACCAAGGTGCCGTTTCTTAAGGGCACCGTAAACGCGGTCATGAAGCGCATTGAGCACCCAGCGTCCGGTGGATCTATTCGGACCCTGCTTGGCCGCAAATGCCGCTTCCCGCTGTGGGAGCCAGTAGAGTGGGGCGTGAACAAGGCGCTGCCGCGTGAACAGGCAGTCATTGAATATGGACAACGGATCAAACGTGCAGGCACCTACAAGGGCCTGAACAGGCTTATCCAAGGGTCAGCCGCAGACCAAACCAAAGCGGCCATGGTGGCCCTCGCCAAGGCCGGGTTTGACCCCATCTTGCAGGTACATGATGAGTTGGCACTGTCGGTCAAGAGTAGAGAACAAGCACAGGCTGCTGCTGAGATCATGGCCAACGCTGTGCGCTTAGAAGTTCCCAGCCGCTGTGACGTAGAGGTAGGCCCGAACTGGGGCGAGGCAAAATAAAAGGGCCCCGAGGGGCCCTTTTTAAAAGCGTAACAGCTTTCGGAATATTTGCCAAAACCTTGTCTTGGTCACTGCCGTATCTTCAAACAGATCAAGTTGCGTGATCGTAAACCGGTATTCCCCCTTGCCCCTTCCCGGGACAAGGGCCGCTTCGATCTTGTTTTCCTTGGCCAACCCCAACCCACAACGACGGACCATGGAAGCTGGCAGGTGCGTAAAAACTACAATCTCCGTAGTCCTCATTGTGTAGTTGTTCGAGCGTAAAGCAGCGAGGAACAGGGCCCGGACTTCTGCCGGGTCCCTCTTCACAGGCATTGGCCGGACTTTGATTGTCTCGGTCATCGTGCCCGTCCTTCCAGCCTATCGGCTATCAGTGTTGCGTATCCAGCAATGTCAACCCAATGATCGGTCACATCAGGGTTGCCGTTGACGATGCGGCCAATCTTGTGCACGATCATCTCCAAGGCTTCCCACTGGTCATCAGCAAAGGTCTTGTCATGCTTGGCAGCATGTGCAGCCATGGTGCGTTTGATAGCCTGCATGAGTTCTGCGCCGTCTTTGAACGTACCGTAATTCGCGGCCCGAGCATCCAATGTTGCATTTACATCGGGGACGGGAGGCATGGGCACCATCTCAGGCGGAGCAAAGACTCCGATCTGATTGTCCAACGCTTTCTTGCGCAACTGATAACCCAACGAGGGGGTGATGCCAAACTTCTTAGCAACTGCTGCTACCTTGGCCTGCGGATGGTTCATGATGTATTCCATGAACTTCGTTGATTTACTGCTTTGCTTTCTCATATCGGTGCGTCCTCTGTTTCAGTTAATAAAAAGTACTTTCTCGCCTTTTCGGCATCCTTCTCATGCTTTCTATGAAGCATTTCCAATATCTTTGGGTCTACCCGCTCGAACGGATTCCACCCGTTTTTCTCTAACAGCACTGAAACGGTCTGTTCTTTCCGTTTTGATCTGCTCTTGTGGGACGACGATTTCTTCAGTTGTGAACTTGTGCCCATTTCCACACTCTCTCCTTCTTCTGTATCTAGTTGTACTTGACCGCGTCTCAAGGATCACGGACCACACGCCGCATTCAGGGCAATTCATTTAGCCTCCGTACAAGGATGTTTCTCCCCTTCTTTTTTGTTTAAGAAAAGGAAGTGGCATTGCGTGCAGCGCCAAAGACTACCCTCTGCTACAACAGTACGGCGCACGCCTCGCGGACCACGGGCCTTGCCAAAAAAAGTTTTTATCTTCTCAAGCATTTTGTTTTCCCCATCGTTTACATAGTTGCTTTACTGTTTCACTCTGTTTCTTTTTCCTTTCACATACTTCGCTGACCGATGCTTGTTTTGCTTTTACCTGTAACTGCCAAGGCGTAAGAGGCTGTGGTGCG